AAAAACAGCAGAAGCAGCAGGAAAAAAAGATGAAGCAGCAAAAAAAGATGCAAAAGAAGCAAAAGAAAAAATAGAAAAATTAAAAGGCAAACTGGTTGATGGTACTGATGCTGAAAAACTTTTATTTAAATTTAATGTAAAATATGATGAATATGCAAAGGAAGAAAAAGCAGCAGCAGAAAAAGCAAAAGCAGAAAAAGCAGCTAGAAACACAGCAACAGGAAAAGGTGGGTCTCGTTGGGGACGAAAACAACGCATAAAGATTACACCACTAAAATCGAAATTGAAAACAAAAACTAAAAAATACATGAGACATCGACATAGAACGTTACGAAAGCAAAAACAACATCAAAAGAGCAAACATAGAAAAAGTATAGCTCGTAATACAAAACAAAGGAAACATACTATTAAACAAAATAATGCAGATTCCGATAGCATTTTGGTAGGAGAAATGGTAAATGATCTAATAGACGAATAAATAGTATAATCAGAAAACTTCGGTATGCATTGCAATCCGAAGTTTTCTTCCATGAATGTAATTATCGTCTTTTTCGTGTCTTTTTAGAGGTACTAGAACGTCCCGCTTTCGGAATCGCAGTATGAATAAACGCATAAATCTTTTTTTCTTGCTCTTTCAACGTCGCTAGGGTCGGTTGAAAATAACTACGGAATTGTTTACGCATTTTATGTAAATCGTCAATACATATCCATTTGATTTCAGCCTTTTCAAAAATCTTGCTTTTTTCGATTATCTTAGGGTCGAGTTTTCTCTGAAGAAAGCGCGAATTATTGTTGTAGTAGAAAGGGAGCATTGGGTCATATTCCATGGGAAAAATATGCATGCGATATTTATCATTATTAAAATCAATGTTATATGTGCCGTGTTTTTTCAACAATTTAGCCAAATCTGCTTCCGATCCTAAAAATCCGGTGAGTTCTTCTGTCCCCTCACGAATGGCGGCTTGCATAAAATTTTCAGTGCCGTCTTGTCCGCCTCCAATATCGGAAAATCCAGGAGTATCCGCATATTTATTTTCTTTACCAAACAGAAAATACAGCTTTCCTTGGTAAATAGTTGTCGGTAAAATCCCAGCACCCATTATAAAGTATAAAAATATTATAAAATATTACGATAATATATATGAAAAAATATCATCCAAATAGAACAAAAAAACGTACTCCTAGACATAAGCATAAACATAGACATAGACATAAACTCCTTCGGCTGCCTCCGGCAACTACGGAGTTCAATCACTCACCTTCGACAATGCTACGCATGTCTACGGCTCGCAGCAGTAAGCATAGTAAACATAAGCATAGTAAACATAAGCACACACATAAACGCAAGTTGTCATCATTACGTCTTAAAAATAGAACACCTCAAGACGTCAAAATATTGAGCGAAGATATTGCTGACCAACTTAACAACAAATTACCATCCTACTCACCCACTATAAACGACCTTTTAATCTCATTAAAATCCATTCCAAGAGAGACATTGACAGATTGTAATAACAAGCAAGCGTTTTTGTTAAAAGAACCGCTGCAAATATCTGTGTCTGACAGATGCGTGCCTTATGATACCACCCCAGCAAAGCATCTATTATTGAAAAATTTATCCGCTAATAAACACATAGATGTAAACAAGATAGTTCCTCCAAAACAGATTTCGTCGAATTGTTGGTTTAACGCCATGTTTGTTACACTTTTTGTCAGCGATAAGGGACGTAAATTTTTCCATTATTTTCGACAGCTTATGATAGAAGGTAGACAGGCGGATGGACAAAATATTCCCAAGGCTTTAAGAGATGCATTTGCTCTACTAAACTTTGCAGTAGAATCCGCTCTATTAGGGACAAAATATGCATATGAATTAGATACGAATAATATCATAAAACACATATATAATAATATTCCTGAAAGCTATCATAAACTGGCACCTTATTTAGTATCAGTGGATGAAGCGAGTAACCCAATAAGATATTATGGTAGTATAATCAACTATTTGGATAATAAGGCGATTGAACTGATATTTGTGCAGGATGTGAATGTGAATGTGGGATGGAGAGACCAAACGATGAAAGAAATGAAAAAGGCGAACCACGTTCCTCATATCATTGTGTTGGAGATTCATGATGAACCTTCAGGTAAAATAACAGACAAGCCGACACAATTTACTATGAATGGAACAAGTTATGTATTGGATAGTTGTGTGGTGAGAGATATTCAAAAACAACATTTTTGCGCTACCATAATGTGTGAGGGTAAGGAAATGGCTTATGATGGTATGAGTTTTCATAGATTAGTTCCGATGGACTGGGTAAATAAAATAAATACGGACTTTAAGTGGAGTTTTGAAGGGTCGAATAATTATGACGGAAGTCCTTTAGAGTGGAATTTTGCACAGGGGTATCAAATGTTGATATATTATAGAGTGAAATAGCCGTTTTTGGAGGAAATAAAAAATAGGATATATATAATTTCACAATTATATATATGAGCACATCATTCAAAAAAAACGATAAACTAATATGTAATGAAGGTATAAATAGACCAAAAGAGCCAGCAATATATGTTCGTGCTCCAAGGGGTAGAAGTGATAATATGTTCGTTACGTTTCCAGCGACAGGTAATCCAGAACAAGAACAAATGACTTTAAAAACAAATTGTCATAAAGTTCTACCATCAGAACAGGCAGAATATGATGATAAAGTAGCGAGAGCTGTTAGACGCAGAAGTAGAAGTGTTGTAGAAAGAAGGGCTGCTCCAGCAGCAGCAGGTCCAATAGTAGCAGCAGCAGCAGGTCCAATGGTAGCAGCAGCAGTGGAGCAAGACACTAGATTTGATCAAACGTTAATGCGCAATCCTGCTATTGGACCTGCTCCAGTAGGTCCTGCTGATGCGGCAGGAGCAGATGAAGCCTATTATATAACTAAAATAAAACGCATTATTACACAATATGAAGCTAGGATAGCAAGACCTTATGTTGGTGGTGCGGGTGGCGGTGATCAAACTGCAGCAATAGCAGAATATAATAAGGAAACCGAAGTATTTAAACAAAAGGTACTCCTTTTGAAAAAAATGTTAGTATATCCAACACGAAATCATGTAGAAAATGTTGTATTATTTCAAGAATTCTTAGAGGATGAGCATTTGGATGATATTATAAATAGATTAAAAAATAGATTGATTGGTGGAGAAGCAGTCGCGAATAATGAGTTGACTATCGCGGTGAATACTGAAATAGGTAATTTTGCAAGACCAAGAAAGGTTCTTTCTCTCATAGGTCAAAGAAAAATAGCTAGTTTGATGGCATTATTTTCTCGTTTATATTTACCTCCTCTTATAAAATCGCGTGATTATAAACCGAATAATTTGGGGAATAAATTAATGGAATTACTAGTGAATGGATCAATATTACCACTGGTCCAAAGAAATGAACGTGATCAACTGGATACTATAAACATTTCTATTGCATTTATTGAATATATTAATGATGGAGGTACCATAAATAAAGCATTCTATGAAAGTTTGACAAATGGTGATTTAATATATGAAACATACAAGCAAAATTATGTGACTTCATCTACTCCCGCAAAAATAAGTAGGTCTTTGATTAAGATTAGAACATCTAAATGGTTAGCAGATGACAACATAGTTGAATTACCACGCGAGTATATATTTAATCAATATACGAAGGAAGAAGGTGTAAAAATGGGAAAAAATGATCAAATATGTGATCCTATTTCAAAATATCCGCGTTTATTACCCGAGCCGTCAGAATTACCCCCATCACCTTTTCAACCTACACAAGGTATGACAAATGCTCCAGTAGATGTACTATATGCGAATAGGATTGGACCTAATTTTGTAAATAGAAATTATACTGAAATGCGTAGAGCCATTCGTAGTCCTTTTCCGTCTTCTACCGGATCGCTTGTAGGGTCGAAGAATTCTACTATGGGTTCTAGTTCCGGTTCCGTTTCAGGAGTAAGTTCTAGTTCGGTTTCTGGATCTGTTGGTCGTAGGGGGGGTCGCGCTGCTGCACGCGTTACCACTAGAAGGATTATCAAAAAAGGAGTCGTAAGACGTAATAAAAAAACAAGGAGGTAATATGGAGGAACTACATATAGATTATGGAAAACAATTTAATAACTATTACTCATAATAATATTAGTATTAGTTATTATGCTTAGTCCAAGCGATGAACAAATGAATATAATAAATGCAATAAAAGAAGGATATAATGTACAAGTAGACGCTGTTGCTGGATCAGGTAAAACTACAACAGTTCTTTCTCTTGCACATTATATTTGTGAGAAGAATATTCTTCAAGTAACATACAATTCAGAGTTAAAATTGGAAGTAAGACAGAAACAAATAAAATATGCAAAGGAATATGACATGCAATTAGATAATCTTTCTATATACACGTATCATGCATTGGGATTTAAATATTATACTGAATTAGCCAAAACGGATATAGGGTTGAACAAAATATTGGAAGAAAATATGGCGCCCAAGAAAAAGCTACCCAAGATTGATATTATAGTCATTGATGAAATCCAAGACATGAATGAGCTATATTTTCGGTTTATAATCAAATTTTTGAGGGATGTGTGTTCGGACACAGAGACAGGTAATGGTTTTGTTCAAATCTTAACCCTCGGTGATAAATATCAAGGCTTGTATGATTTTAAAGGTGCGGATACCAGATATTTAACACTATCATCAGAAATTTGGAAGCTTTCTCTCTCACCATATCCTTTTAAGAAGTTACAATTATCAACATCTTATAGGATAACTAGACAAATTGCAGCCTTTGTAAACAATGTCATGTTGGACGAAAATAGATTGATTGCTATGAAGAATGGTCCTCATGTTCAATATATAAGACACCCTGACCCATTTCAAGGTTTCAAAATAATTGGGTTCCGATTGATTGAGATGATTCGGAGTGGTTATGCAAAACCACAAGACATTTTTGTATTGGCTCCGTCCGTTAAAAGTGAAAACTCTCCCGTGAAATTAATCGAAAATATGTTAGTGAATAACAATATTCCGTGTTATGTACCCATGTCTGAAACCAGTTCCATCAGTAGTGAAATCATCAAAAACAAAGTGATTTTTTCATCCTTTCATCAATCAAAGGGACGAGAGAGGAAGGTGGTGGTTGTATATGGCTTCGATGATACTTATTTTGTCTATTTTAATAAAGACGCACCAAATGATATATGCCCTTCTACATTATATGTAGCGGGCACACGTTCAACAGAATTGCTTATGTTGGTGGAAAGCTCAAAGCCTCTGCCTTTTTTAAAATATAGTCATAACGATTTGATATTTGACGACACCTTTGTCGATTTCATTGGAGATCCGTTGAATTTTATTGCGACGACAAATGAGGATACTAGACCGAAATCTCCTGAAAATATTAGGCGCACATCCCCTACTGATTTGATCAAATTTTTGGATGAAAATGTACTCATTAATATATTTAAATTAATCGAAGATGATGTCAATGATGTTCATTTATTTACTACCGATTACATGTCATTTCCATTTCAAGAGGTAAAAGTAGCGGGTGTTATTTCTACTCATTATAATGAGATGGAGTTTTATGAAGAGGTGTTTGATATCAATGGATTAGCTATTCCTGCTTTGTTTGAAGAGAGAAACTCTCCTGATAATAGTAATTCAATTAAAAGACAAGTGAAGAAAATGATGGAAAATCCAAGCAGTCAAAAGATATATCAGTCGGTGTTAAAAAATGTTGATATGGAAGGGGGTGGGTCTGCTAGTACCAGTATAGAGAATCATCTAAGAATAGTGAATGTATATATTTCCATGAGAGAAAAGTTGAACTTCAAGGTAGCTCAAATCAAAGATTATACCTGGTTATCCGAAGCGGACGTGAATAAGTTATTGATGAATATGTATAGACATATTAAAAACCCAAAAGAATTGAAATATGAAATAGAGATTATCAAGAAAAAGGATGATATACAACATGCAAATATAGATCATTTTATTAAGATGCATATGGGAGAACGATTTGGTAAAATACGTTTGACTGCGATAGTAGATGCATTGACGGATAGCATTATTTGGGAGTTTAAATGTACAGACGAGCTTGAACTAGAACATTTATTGCAAGTTATTATTTATGCATGGATTTGGAAAATGAGTTGTGAGGAAGAGTATGGACCACGTATATTTAAGATAATGAATATTAAAACAGCGGAAGTACAGACACTGAAATATAATGATGAGATTATTGATAAAATTATGTTGCTGATTTTTCAAGCAAAATATAGTAAATTAATAGTAAAATCAGATGTAGAATTTATTGACAAATGTTTATCTATTATACAAAAAAATTGAAATCATAAAAGCATTTTAAAATAATTACACAACTAAC